TTGCGCCAATATCGGTGCAGCCGCATTTGATATACCCGCGCCCAACGCCCCCGCAAAGGAGTCAGAACCTAGCCTACCGCCAAGAGCATACTGTGACGTTGCTCTATCTACCGCACCAGAAATGGCACTATCTAATTGTTGTTGAAGGTATGGATTAGTGCCACCATCCATCGCCATAGTGCCTAAAAGACCTGTCGCTAGGTTCTCACGGTTTTGTTGCGCTGTAAGAGGATCAAGACTTGTTGATTGGCGAGATAAACCCTGCAACTGAGCAATCGCCGGATCTGTACTACCAAACAAACCTTCTAAACGAGAGGCATCGGCAACTTGATTTGCAAGCCTACTTAAATTTGTATCATCAAAGCTAATACCTGTGTCACCTTGAGCGAAACCAGTAAGCGTTTGCTCCATTTGATCAATATACGCCGGACGCTCCATAAGACCTTCAGCCGCCGTAAGTGCAGACTGTTGTAAGGGCGAAAATGGAGCCATAGTCGGCCCATCATATGCTCTCGGATTAAAGTCAGACGTAGCCTGGAAAGCAGCCTGAAATGGGTTAAAATCCTCATAGGCTTGCGTTAAAGCCGCCTCGATTGGTTCTGGTAGCTTTTGAACATTTGTAATTGTTGAATTTTTACTACCCTTACTCATCCCTAAGATCCTTCTTAAAAGTTATATAGGCTTGCTCCCAATCAAGAGGCTCTAAGTATTTTGACCATGCTCTACGTCCATATGCCTCTAAATGAGAGCAACCATTACGCTTTGCATGTTCCTCAACTGCCTCTTGTGCCATTCCTAACCATTCCTTCATTCTTGAGCCGCCCACAAAATCCATTGCGAGAGCTTTCCTTCGCGGATAATCAATTATTCGTGTGGAAATAACGCCGACAAACTCACCGCTGTCCTCATCAAGCGCTACCCAAACGACATAAACGCCTTTTAAACAGGCCTCATAAACATCATTTATTCGTATTAATTCTGGTGAAAGGCGTACTGCCTTATTCAACAACGGAGCCACATGCTGCCAAACTTGAGGCAGTAACGGAGCACCAATTGGTACTATTTTCATTTTTATCCAATGACTATGTATATAAACGTTCTGTCCGTCTGAGAGTTGTTAGCGTGAGTTATTGTAAAACTCTGCTTTGCTCTCGCTGATAGGTACATTGTGCCGCCGCCTTGTTCAGCCGCTGCATTTGCTGTTGTTGGGGTAAAAACAATAACGCTTTCACTACCCACTCTATAATCTGTTACTGTTGTGCTTACTGCACTTGCGCCAAGTGTAACCTCACCCGCTGCATTTATCTTTCCATCCACCACGAGATTAACAACATTTGCTGTTTCTCTAGGTGAGCCACCGCTTGCCGGAAGCTTTACATAATTTATCTCTGTCATCTTCTGCCAAGCGTCACCGCGTCAACATCAACGCCAAGCGCATATCTCCAAGTGCCACTCGCGTTTACTCTAACCCTGTGGTAGCGCCCATGCGTTCTAACCGGACAACTATTATCATCATTAATGCTTGATGCCGTTGTAAAGGTTGTTTTGTCTATCTGTCTGCTTCTAGAACCAACTTGCACGTTTAATGTAGGAGCCACATCCCTTGCTGTCACATATGGCGTTACACCTTTAATTAATGATTGCCGCATTGGTGCAGTTTCAAATTCTGACGTTTCCAAAACAGCATCTAACTGAGCACCAGTAAGCGTCTGAAGCTTTTTGTCTTTACTAGCCGATAGTTGGAAAAAACCACCTGTGTAAAAGTTTGAGTCTAACGATGTTGTTAAAGAGTCTAAACTTGAGCTTAAATTGTCTAGCCCCTCAACAGTCATTCCTGGCGTAAGTGAATTACCTAAAAATTCATGATCAAGGTTTATTAAGGACCACTTTTGAACCGCATAATTGTAAACTAGTATTTTATTAGGCTCTCCGGTGCTTTCTCTATCAGCATAAGACCACATGACAATCTGGTTTTCAGGATCAATAGTAGAGCTAAGACGATCTGCATATTTAAAATTTATGCTATCAAAGAAAAACTTGTCTACTTTCTCCGCACCAATAGGAATTGACTTAGAACCATCAAAAAAGAAAAACCCATCATCAGCTAAATAAAAGACCTGAGTTGGGCCTAGTGAAGTTACAGAATTTGGATAATTACACCCATGCCCTGTCTCTACTTTCTCAAAAGTAAAAATTAAAGGCGAACCAACATACTGCATACGAGCAATCGCTTTTTCTAATAAAACAACGCCAAACTCACCGCCAACTAAGCCAGTAATATGCCCTGCATCAGCAATATCCTGAAAGTCAGCTTGTGCCGTTCCTAGCGTCCAAGAATTAGCATCATTAATCTGTGACCAACGCACCCTTGAGCGATATGTAGCTGAAGAATATGTAACGTTTGCTGTAACCACAAAGTCTCGAACAACCGCTAAATATTTTGCAGCCGGAGCACCAGAAATTGCAGAAAACGCTGAACTTGAACCAATTGTAAACTTTTGCAAAACATCGCTATCACTGCCACTTGCAATAACGTCATTGCCAAAACGGACAAACTTCCATTGCTCATCGGCTGAAAGGCTATAAGAGCCGCTTTTTACATCAGCTAATGCAAATGTGCCGTTATTCATTTTGTAAAGCTTGCCAGAGTCACCGACAAAAATAAAAATCGTATCGTTTGTATCTTTGGTGGCGTAAATGCCTCTAATCCGATTGTCAGCCGCTTGGCTAACTTCAGAAAGACCAAAGAAAGGTCTATAACCTCTAGCAGCGGGAATAACATTTGTAGCAACCGTAGACCCAGGATTTTGAAAATCCGACTGATCAGGGAGCCACTCACCGAAAGGTATCATTGATTTAACCACCTATCTGTACCCGCTGTGCGAGTGTTAAATACCGCTGTAGCCGGAACTATATCTGTCCAAGCCTCGCCCATTTCTTCCGCAATCGCCACACCCTCTATACTCAAATTAACAGACGCGGCACACGCGGCCTTGTAATTCACACCAGTTGTCGTGCTTCCTGTGATTGCGATTGTGTCAGCCGCCGCATACGCAAATGTTCCTAAGACATTACCTGTCGCTGTTATCGCAATATTAGTAGTTGCTGATGTTTCCACAACTCGTGTGGACGCAACTGCCGTACCAGTAATTGCTATTGTTGCTGAAGCTGCAAAAGATTTAATTAGTCCGTATTCAAAAGACGTAATATTTGCCGTACCACCCATGCCTGAGTGATTTGTACAGTAATAATATAAGGTGCTTGGCGTACTCGCAGAAACAGTTATTTCAGTATAAGCGTTAGCCGTTCCAGGTGTGCCAGTTGTGGTAACGCCTGTGGTATATTCTGAACCACTGTTATGAGAGCCATTGGCAGTAGTAGAAAACCGTAGCGGGTGGCCTGAGTTGCTACTATCAGACTGATCAAACCTATAAGTGTTCCCGACTACAAGCTCTAGTGTAGGACTCGCACCAGATAAACCCGCAATATAATATTTATTGCCTGTGCCATAAGAGTTGGTTCCAGACGCAACGGTTACGTCATAAACAACAGTAGTTGCCGCATTTATCGTGATTAATGCAGTCGCAGATACCGCCGCCTTAAAGTTAGCACTACCTGTGCCAGTAACAGCAATACTTTCAGCCGCAGCAACCTCGAATAAATTGATAGTATCAAGATATTCTAACGTGCCATAAGCGTCTAAACTATCAAGCGTACCCCAAGTATCTAGCTGATCTAAAGTGGGGCCAATAATTTCAGCCATATTAAGCCGCCGTGATGTCTAAATCGCCAGTTGCAACCCTTACAATATCTCCTGTTGCTATAGTTTTTGCAGCACTAAACGCACCATGAATTAATAAATTTCCAGAACTTGAAGCATCAAAAAGCGCCCAATGGCTTACGGTTCCCCAAGAGCCAGTAGCTGCACTAAACTCAATAGTTGAGTCATTGCTTGTTGTGCCGCCTGCTGCACTAGAAAAAGTTATTGCTTTTCTTGAATAATTGCTTCCGCTTAACTCTGTACCTGAGTTATCATCACCAAATGAACCAGTTGATAAACCCAAATACACCGCTGAAGGCATTGTATAAGAAGTTGTCCCTAAAACGTGATCTAATACCTTTAGCTCAAGGTAGTCTGACATTGCACTCATTTTTACGCTCCTAAATAATCAGATTTCATTGAAAGCGAACCCGCAAAGAACGCTTTATCATTATCCTTGTTGATCTCTTCTATTGCTCTTGAGAAAAGTGTGTCGTACTGCGCGGCCCTAGCCTCATCCATTAAAAAGATATGTGCAGCGGATAATGAACCATATAAATATACGTCTGGGTGACGTGTTAAAACTGTGTTGGTAAGGTTAGCATCTGATAATGCGGATATATCCTCACCGTAAATAATCTCTATTGTATACGCACTATCTGGAATAGGACGCATAGCAATCTCAGCGCCAATAATTGTATAAAGCTTTGGCCTACCACCACCAGAGGAAGCATACTTTTCATAGTAATCCTTTGGTGTTGCATAATCTAAAACTTCGACTGAACTTGTGTTATTCTTAACAAGCCTAATACGCCGTAAATCAGTTGGCAGTGATATAAACTCATCACCGGAAGTCGTTAGGGCTGTCGCACGTTTTTCCTGTGACCGCGTTTCTAGCTCCCTACTCATTCTTGACTCAGCAAGAGATATAAATTCAGGAATACGATCAGTTAAATCGGAACGAGCCAAAAAGTTAGCAATAGCTGTTTTTAGCTCTGTGTACGTTGTAATCGCCATTAGATAAGCCTACCGC